CCTAAATAGAGATGGGAAATGGTATGACGGCCCGCCACAAGTACGAGAATATCAAAATCAAAGTCAAGAAGCGTTGGGAACTGTCCACGGGTCACCGGGAACACAGGGATACGCTTATGGACAATCGTCCCAAGCGTATGCGTACACGCAAGGATATTGAGCGTGGATGGAGACAGGAGTACGATTCGTGACTGTTATATGTAAAGACTGTGGCAGTGATAGAATTGGTTTTGATGCTTGGGTTGATAAGGATGGTAACGTAATTGGCGGTCCATACGACAACTCTCTATGTATGGATTGTGGGTGCGAAGAAATTGTGGAAAAAGAGGTATTGACAAGTCAATAATAGAGTGTAGAATACAAACTTGCGTGGGTCTAGCGACTAGATTGGGATAACCTGTACGATAAACCTACGGCTGTTATGCAGCGTGGGGTTGCCTAACGGGGTTATACGTTAGGATAGTATACCAATCTAACGGGGTGCGATTCCCTGTCCACGCTCCATACAACCAGTAACCGTTCCCAAGAGCCAGACGATATGAGTCATGAACATATCTAGGGAGGATTTCCGTGGACGGTTTCTACCAGTGTTTACCTTGCTCCAAGGGTTCATAATATCGGGGTATTGGTGGGTTATAGAATCGGGGCGTAAACGATTCGCTGGTTATAATACAAGGAAAATGAAATGAAGGTTTATGTTGTATTTGATATTCCCGGTATTGATCCAGACGATGAAGATGCTGACGAGATTATCGCAGTATTAGAAGATACTATTGACGAACTAGGATACGAGTGGTATATTGATGATGCTACTGAGGACTAAGCATGAGAATCTTTCGTAAAATTATTGTGAGAGTATGAAGATGACATGGCGAAGTGGACAACCTATTGATATGGGCTACTATCTTTGTGCTATTGTTGGTATCAATAAGCCTAGTGAATTATATTGGGATGGTGCTTCTTGGAGTTATCAAGATTGGGAAACTCTTGATAGTAATGAAGTTGCATATTATATGTATCTTGGTGATATTCCTATGCCGGAGGGTTGGTAATGGAATGGATTAGTTTCTTCGGTCCTCGACGCCCTATTAACGGGCAGAAGGTTTATTACTTTGGCGAGTATATCGGAGTGTGGCAGGGAAGGTATGAGATTCATAGGGATGATCCTGTGAGTGAACATATCTTGATTTGTGAAGAAAGTCCCGGCATTGTAGATCGTATGGATGCTCCGTGGTGGATGCCATATGAGGGACAGCCCAAACCAGTACGACCAGAAAACGATTATCCAAAGGATTATCCTTCATAAAATATGAATAAAGAACAAGAACAAGCAATTAAAATGACCATCAACTTTCTAAGAAATAGATTATTGGGGGTCAATAAACATTATTACGATGCGGTCTTGACAGCAGTAAAGATGCATGATATAACTCTTGAAGACGTATTAGAATATTGGAGAAAGGAAGCAGGAAACGTATGATCAAGATTGATTTGACGGTTCGTGAAGCGGTGGATTTGGCGATCTACTGCCCAGCAGAAATGCGCGAAAAGATCGTGGCCGCACTGGAAAGTGCTATTGACGGAAAAGAGCAGTATCATGTTACGATCACTAGTGGCATGACCACGAACAATCGTATTCCTTGTATCAAGGCTGTGCGTCAGCACACCGGGTGGGGATTGAAGGAAGCGAAGGATTGGACCGATGGTATGATCGGACACTGGGACGCTTATGGCGTGTGGCACAAGGGCGACCTGAACCAGATATCGGTGCGTCTGAAAACCAAAGAGGCGGCTGAAAATCTGCTTCGTGACCTGAAGAATATTGGTTGCGAAGGTTACTTGTCCTAAACCCTTACACCGCAAGCATTTACGCTGCGGCGGGCGGGCCGCGTTCGCCGTAAGTCCTTATCTGACAAAGCTTTACGAACAACCTAAGATTTTTCGGTAGTTGGCATACGCTTTGCTCTCTAAAGTTTTCCCCTTGACTGTGCCGATATATATGCTAAGATAGCAGGACACAGGAGAAAATCATGAAAGTCGCAAACGGTAATGATAAGTTGGGTAAGGGTTGTATTGTTGTTTCTCGTCCCGTTGGAGATACTTGTCCGTCTGATTGTGAGTTTCTCGACAATGGATGTTATGCAGAGCAGACCGAGAAGATGTATCCCGGTGTTCGTCCCGCTGGTATGCAGAATCTTATTACTGAAAAGAATCGCATTAGGTCGATGATCCTCGACGCCGTTTCTAAAAACAAGTCTATCCGTTGGCATGAGCGTGGCGATTGGTTTCTCAATGGTGAACTGGATACGGACTATGTTGAGAATGTAACGTGGGCTTGTGAGAGTATTCTTGCAGAGGGTAAGACTCTCCCAGATATGTGGTTTTATACTCATATCTACGATAGTCGCCTTGTGGCTTTCAGTAAGTATATGGCGGTATATGCTAGTATCCACAACGCTGAAGATAAGAAACAAGCCGAAGCCGCTGGTTTCAAACTGTTCGCATGGTGCGACAGCGACCAGAAGATTGCTAAGAAACGCCCCAAGCGTAAGAATCTCGCGGATGCTTGGCGGGCTTCACTTCCTAAGTTAGTTATTATTGACGATACGAAGTATATTACTTGCCCCGAGATTCGTCGTGGTCGCGGTGTTGTTACTTGCACTCCGACGAAGGGTAGTGTATCATGCGATCTGTGCGTTCGCGGCCTTGCAAACGTTCTCTTTCCCTCTCACTGAGATTATATACTATGCCCAAACCTTTATTTGCTGACGCTGGTAGTCGCTCATCGTTTTTTATTATTGACGAAAAGAGTGGCTTCAAGACTTTTAGTTCCTATGATGATGCAGAATATGCACACTATGCACAGTCTAAACTTGCAGAGCATAATCTAGCCCCTAGAGTATTGAGCGAAGTAAAGAAAATGATTGTGGGCGGTTATAAAGAGTGGGGATTTGTAACAGAAAAAGCAGAAGTTATGGGGTGTGGCGGTAATGAGTGTGCGTGTGGTGAGTGTGAAGATATATGGGAATCTAAACTTAGGTATATAAACAACCTATGTAATAAGATAGAAGAATTAGGTTTTCATTTCGCGGATAATCATATTGGTAACCTTGGATATGTAAAACGTAAGGGTCGCCGCAAGTTAGTTTGTATTGATACTGGGGCTGAAAGTGTTAGTGCTGAATACGATCCGTATGAAGATGAAGAATGTTCGTGTACTGGATGTAGGAGACTATCATGAAATACTATATCTCTTGCGGAAGTCTAAACATTATCTATAGTACTAGCAAAAATGCTAGAGATGCTTGTAAGACTGCTATATGGGAATGTAATGAGAATGACGTACTAGATGAATATTTTTATGTTGACGAGCGTGGATATAGGGGCTATACTACAGCAGACAAGCATACAACCGTTATACCTACGGATGAGATCATGCAAGAAGAGGGGTGGGAACTAAATGGAAATGACTGAGCGTGAGAAAGAAATAATGTTGTGGGCCTTGAGTTCATATCATACGTTTATCATATCACAAATAGTAAGCAGGGAAAAGTCTGGTAAGATAGAACATAATTTTAGAAGTATAGAACAGGATATTGCACAATTACTCAAGAGGTTTGACGAATAATATGTACCACTACATCACTGTTAGTATTGTAATGCGTGACTGTGAATCCAAAACGGATGCACGAAGAAAGTGTGTGAAACTATTACCATGCGATCCAGATGCCACTACTAAATACATGGAATCTTGGGCGATTGCAGAAATAAGAGCCGCAGATTCAAACGAGTCGCAAGTCCTTGACCCGTAAGGGTTTAGGGCCGACGCGGCGGGCCGCCCTCGCCATAAGTCCTTACGCCACAACGAGTTATGTCAAAAGAAAAATTTTTTCAAGATTGTGGTTGACAGAGCCGATAATAGTGATATACTTAGGGCATGATGGTTGATTGAGTGTAACACAAAGATAGGAGTTATGAATATGAAAACGTTTGATTTTGTTGTGACTGTTGCGAGTGATAATCTTGATACCGAGGTAATCGAGGATACGCTTCGTGCGTCTCTTGTTGATAGCCTTCCAGAAAATGTGCCTTCGCTGGTCAAGTTTTCTGGCGTGAAGGAGTATAGCGAACAGGGCTGGAAGGTTGCCCGTAATCGTAAGTTTGGAATCAGTGTCGAGCAGGCTGGTGATGGTGTTAGCAAGGCAAAGGCCAAGTCTGAGATTGCTGATGCCACTGCTTGACAAATGGTCACTAGGTCGTTACAATTGGGTATCGGCCTAGTGACTATGGCCCCGTAGTTCAATGGATAGAACGGGTGACTTCTAATCTCCAGATGGGAGTTCGATTCTCTCCGGGGCTATCGGGAATTGTAATGTTTAGGAGAATGTTATGAAGATTGTTGGAATTGGTACTAAGTTGCAGTTGGGTACTGTGGTTAGTATCACACGCGAAGGCGTGGTGGTTGATCGTCAAGGGAAGAGGGTCACTGTGACTTTCTCGCAAGTTGAAACTGAAGTTTTTGGAGGTTGATTATTATGGGTTACATTACGTTGAGCAACGCTATCGCTGTCGGTAAGGTTCTTCGCTGCAAGTATCCGAAGCATGGTAGCATGAATGTTTTGAAGTGGCATGAGGGTGTGATCGAGAAGGCGAGTTTCGGGCCGCATGGTGCCTACGCTCTCGTTCGCTCCAATAACGGCCAGTATCGTACCCTGCGTTGCGATAAGATGCTTGACGCATCGGTGTCGTGATCCCTTGACGGGGCGAGTGGCCCGTGCTATAATGGTGCGGGTCACTCGTTCATGGGGCGTAAGGTAAGCCGGTAGCATCCGACACTCTTATAAGGTGTTCATAGGTACGTTCGACTCGTACACGCCCTACTGTCCATTTGTGTGGGGTGATCATGATGTATATTTTTCTTATGGTGATAACGTGTGTTATACATAGTATTATGAATAAAAGTAAGATATTTATCTACTAAATAAAGATGTAGTCATCACACAAGCAAACCTCGCTCATAATAATGGGCGGGGTTTTGCTATTATATAGACAGTCGCCATAAGTCCTTTGCCAGTAAGGGTTTAGGAACGGGGCGGCGGGCCGCGTTCGCCATAAGTCCTTATGCCACAAGCATTTACGTCTAAGAGAAATTTCTAATGCTCACCCCTTGACACTGACGATATACATGGTATGATCGTGGAAAAGGAGTCGTTATGGTTGCTGCAAATACTGCTGTTTTTGACATGGTTTTGGAAGCGGATTGTCGTCTATGTTATAAGACATATCTTATCTTCCTTTGTCGTGAAGATTATACGTCATGGATGTCTGGTTCTGGATTTGTTCAAGATATTCTTCCGTATCTTACTGCGGGTGAGCGTGAATTGCTCATCAGTAACACTTGTTCCGACTGCTTCGATAAACTTTTTCCGCCTGACGTTGACAACAACGCCTGACGCTGTATAATAAGAGAAACCTTCCCACTACTAGGAGATGATGATAATGAGCGATTATAACCGTTTGACGATTGATTCCGACAAGAACGCTGGTGCGTTTGTTCGCAATTTGCAGGGTGTTACTGGCACCGGTTTTGCAGAGGGTACGCATGTTCATAAGGATTGGTGGTCGAAAACCAAGTCTTACGAAGATGTCATGCAGGAAGCACAGACTGCCGTCGATAATCGTGAGGATATTCTGACTGAAATCAAGAATATTTCTTGCGTTGTTCACAATGGTGAGTTTCGTTTCCGCGTTGCGGATGGTCGAACGTTTCGTCCTACTGACCACTGCATCGAGCAGTTCAGCGTTCGAACGGGCGTGACTTCCTCGTCGTTCCTTCGTGAGATGCGAAACATCGAGGGATTCGATGATAGTGATGCTTCTACGATGGTCGCCGTTGGAAACAATGCCATGCGTCGAATTGAATCTGATAAGAAGTTCCGCATCCGTACCTATACCGATGGTACTGCTAGAGCGTTCGTGACTGAGCAATACGCCCCAGTTGATAATCGTTGGTATCTCGACGTTGTTCGTGAGTTTATTCCAGATGGTCGATTCAGCCATTGGAAGGGCGACGAGGATACCATCTATGGTAACGTTCTTATTCCCGATACCATTATGGACTACGGGCAGGATGACGATACGGATTATGGTGGGATGATTAGTGTCGGAAATTGTGAGGTTGGCACTCGCCGTATCTCGCAGGTTCCTAGCCTGTTTCGTGCCATCTGCTTGAACGGTTGCATTTGGGGCCAGACTGCGGGCGAAAAGATTCGTCGTGTTCATCGTGGCAATATTGATCTCGCCAAACTGAAGTTGGAAATCGCTGAGAATATTCAGCAGCAGATTCCTCTTCTGTCGCCGGGTATCAAGCAGTTCCTCGCCACTCGCTCGTTGCAGATTGGCAAGAGCAGCACGAAGGGTGTCATCGCCGCAGTGTCGTCGGATTATAAACTGTCGAAGCGTGAGGCTACGGAGTTTCTGGAACAGTATGTGACGCATGAAACGCATGAGTCAAACCTGTTCGGAATCATCGCGGGCGTCACCCGTGCGGGACAGAAGTTTGATAATAAGACTTGGGTCCGCATGGATGAGATTGGCGGATCGCTGATGGCTACTTCTGCGGATCGTTGGGCTACGCTTCTGCGTCGTGCAGATACGTTCAATGATAAGGACTACGAGAAGATTTTCGCCCTAACGGCTTGATATATGTGGGAGGGAAGGGTTGGCGGGCATCATATATAAGTTATCCCGCCAGCCCTCTCTACACACTACATAGGAGTATATATGCCAAAATATAAAGTTCGAATGAATTACGTGGAAGCAAAAGCGGCAGAGTTTGTGGTCGAGGCAAAAGACCCTGACGAACTTCATGATCTTATTGGTGAACTGGATCTAGACTTTGTTGAGGAAAACGCTGGATTCTTCACCGCAGATTATGAGCCGCCAGTAATCGAAGATTATAAGAAAGTGAATAAGGATACGCCTGTGCATCGTAAGATTCAAGATGCGATGGATGAAATCAAAACTGCTTGGGAAGCGTAGCGAAACCGTGGTCGCCGTAAGTCCTTATTGGCAAAGGATTTACGTGCGGCCCGGCCCGCCCCAGTTTCTATAAGTCATTGCCACGAAAGGACTTAGGTTGACATCCCATCAGTACGTGGTATAATGGATGGTATAGGAGTAATATTTCTAATGCACCACCCGAGTAGGGGGGTATGGGCTGGGCCATATGTCGTATCTTATCTTTTAAGATTGCTCCAGATGCCCACAGTCAGCTAAAGTGCCTATATGTGGCATTTTGTTTCTACTGTGTATATTGCCCAATTTGACATTCAATAGGACTGTCCAACCAAAATATATAAGATTGCTCCCTGTGCTGGTAGTCAGCTAGTTTTGTCTTTGCTAAATATATAAGATTGGTTCTTGTGGTGGTAGTCAGCTAAAATTAACTGATGTACTAGTAGTATTTTTGACGATAATATAGTATGTGATAGATGTAAATCATAACACCCTCTTGGTATATAATTTATGCATAAGATGAAGTATATCATAAGACGTATAGACGGGGCCAATGGTAATGATTTTTACTATGGTCCATTTGATAGTTCAGAGGCCGCGTGGGCTTGGGTGGATGAGGAGCTTAGTATACATCTCACACATAGTACATTTACTTTATTAACTATGCGGCTTGCCTCATGATTGTCTTACTTAATCTACTAAGATTGCTGGTCATGTTGACAGTCAGCTAGATTGCCCCTATATAGGAGATATATAATGAAGGATAGATTTGACCTTGAACAAGAAATTATGAGCCTGTCTAATTATGTTGATCAAATTAGTCTTATTAGGATGGCCGTAGATAATGGAGATATAGAAGTAGCATCAAAAGCCCTAGAAGGATTATCTGCTACGCTTGATCTACATAGAGAGAGACTATTTGATACAATGTGTCAAGTGCTACATATAGACGAATACAACTCTGAGATTTAGTCTTGAGCGCCTTCGGTATATCTTTCCACGATCAGTCTAACAATGTAGGATATAATCTGACCGGCTAGAAATATCCATATAAATGATGGTATAAAATAGGATCTTTTTGCATCCTGTAAATCCACTCGATCCATTATGTATTTCTTAAGGTCTTTTCTTAGTTCCCTCTTATTCTTGAATGGAAAGTCGCCAGCTTGTTGTAGCCATTCTTCAGCGTGTTTCATACACTCAGATGCTAACAGACTAGTCTCTGTAGAGTAATTTGGGTTACTAAACTTAGACTCAACCTCGTCGTATATCTGTTTCTTGTCAATTTTCATAAGTCACGTTTTTCCCAGAGTTAATACACTTTTACACCATAGAGGAATACACATTTATCATTTAGGCAAGAGTAAATCCCAACACTTTTACTTCTTTCTGCTAAAATTGTCTAGATTAACGGTCCTATGAGTAAAAAAGCCATACAAAACATACAACATACACTACAATCAACTCTGCTAAAGCAGTTTATTATCAAGCAAAAATGGCGTTTTTGACAAACAAAAATTTGGGTATTGTGGGTTTAACATCCCAATTGCACAAAAAATGTGGCAAAATTGTGGGTTTGTGGCCCTCTTGTTACTTATTGTGAGCCGCGCACGTTGTAAGCATAAAATCCAGACATAGACATTCTCTCTTCCTTATGTTGTATGTAGTGTTTATATATGTATATTTTCTATATATTATGTATGTATGTGTGTTTTTGTACGTTCCAATCCCTACTATCTAGTACAGTCTAGTTAGGGAGAAAAAAATATCTTTTGGGAGAAAAAATGATTTTAAATTACATTCTCATACTTTCTTCTATATATTTAACTCTTGGTCTTATACCAATTGCTTATTTAATTTGTTTACTAGCGAATAAGAAAAAATAACATGGCTAAAAAACAAACTCCAAAAATTAAATCAGTAAAATGTGTAGACTGTAATAAGAAGACTACAAACTATTATACCTCGTCAATCAATTCTGGCAAGATCAGTAGATGTAGCAATTGTCATGAATTATGGATAATAAGATCCACTAGATATGATTCAAGATATATAGAGATTGGCGAAAAGTAATGAAATTGACTTACATGTAATTCATGCTATAATGGGTATACATCATGAAAGAACCTCAAAAAATATCAATGAGTAATATTACAGCAAAAAAAGTACCATTGAGGCGTCTTTTACCACTAAACAGCGAGCAAGAAGAGAATAAAAAAGAAAACCATGAAGATAATCAAAAGGGCAATAAAGTTAAGTTATGACAGATTTAGACCAAATGCTTATCAACGTAGGTATCATTTTGCTATTGCTTTCGATGGAAACAGACCAATATTGATATCTGAAAATAATCCAATTAAAGTAAACTGTAAAGCTTACAAAATTGGTCAAAGATTTAACATAAAAACCTATGTAGAATTTCCATATATACATGCTGAAAGCCATCTTGTTTCTAAATTGCTTGATATGTATAATGCCATTGATCCTAATTGGTCGATTGTTGTTACTAGAATTAATAGGCAAGGACGATTACTATTAAGCAAGCCATGCATAAATTGTGAAAAAATATTGAGAGCAGTAAATATCAGCAATATTTATTGGAGTATTGATAAAGACACATTTGGTTCATATGATATGGGGGGACTTGTTCATACTTTATGAATGGAATAAATATACAATATCCTTGGTCAAAATTATTGATTGATCAAGAAAAATGCGTTGAAACTAGATCATATCCACTTCCAAAAAAATACATAGGTATAGAACTAGCACTAATAGAGACACCCGGAAGAAAAGAAAAATTTAAATCCAGTATAATTGGTACAATAACATTTAGTCATAGTTTTAAATATGAAACCATATATGATTTTGAATCTGATTTTAATAGACATTTGGTGCCTATTGATGATAAAAACTACGGTTGGAAAAATGATAAAGATAAATATGGCTGGGTTGTATGCAATATAAACAAATTTGATGAATCGATAAAGTTAAACTCTATAGGTGGAATAGTCTTTAGAAAGAACGTACTTTGATGAATAGACTTAGTGATCCAATTACATATATACTAGATAGACTAAAAAGCGGCCACTCTATAGAAAAATTTGATGTGCTAAACGCGGCTGATCATTGGGATAAGTTAAAGAATAAAGCCCCAGTTGCTTATGCGAAAAGGGCAAAAGATGGTCAATTATATGACCTCAGATTAACTTTTAACCCATATGAGAACCAAAACTATGTCGTGCCGTTGTTTGATTAAGCATCTACCAATATACCTAATATTTTGTGGATTATTTGCCATATCTCTTGGAATGAATATCATCCATATTAATAGATTACAAGTACAGTCAAATATGATTAATAGAATGATGACATATATTACTTACATGAATATCATCAATAATGATACATATAAAAATAACAGATAAGATAGATGCTAATTTACTTATTCAAAAAATTCAAGATTTAATTTCAAAATCAGACACTGATAAAGATTCATTCCTTCAAATAAGAATTGTTAATATTGCATACGATAATACTGCTTCAATACCCAAACTAGAACAAAAGTAACTAAAGTTCTGCTTGACAGATGACGATAACTATGGTATACTCTAAAGAACCCATAGGAGCTGTATTCATGGCAAAATTAAGAAAACAAGTTTCTTTAGATTTTTTAGATTACTCAAAAACAACAATTAATAATTTACTAGCCAGCAATATTCCACAATCTTGCAAGCAAAAACTTTGCATAATGATGGAAAAACTACTAAGAGATACTAAGTCTTACAATGGTTTTTCATATTTGTATTGGAGTAAGTTTGGTTTCTTAGATTGGAATGAACAAAAGGGTGGTATGTTTTCTAAAATGAACATGGGGCAGTCTGTCAATGTGCCTCAAGAGTTTATTACTGGTCCAGATTATAAAGATGATCCAAATTTTGTGAGCGATATTCAAGGCGAGTTTTCCAGAAACTATAAGTGAGGTAATAATGCCAAAAGGTAAGAAATCCTGTAAAAAGTGTGGTGCTTTGTGTGGTGCTAGAGCATATGTTTGTGCTGAATGTGGCTCAAACTTCACATTTAAGGATAGTGTAAAGACTAAGAAAAACAAGAGATTTATTAAAATAGATTGGAAGTCACTTGAAAAGGGCGATAGAATAAAAGTTAAGGGTGGTCCATATTATAGTAATGGACAAGAATCAATATCTATGGGCCATAAAGGATCATTTATGGTTGAATCTTTAGACGAAAATGGTATTAGGGCTTTTGGTGTAGATAAAAATAGTGGCTTTTGTCATATTTATATGGGGCCAGATACATATCATAATGATACTGGAATATATAAAACAAAACATAAGTTAATAAAATTACAGAAGCATCAACCTTCCATCACTTAATGTGTATACTATGTATGGAATTTGGAATACACTAATATGTTTTTTAATTTTCACAAAGATCTATTTGGAAGATCGTCATCTTGGAAAAAGGTCAGAGATGAATTTCTAAAAAACAACAAACAATGTGCTGCATGTGGAAGAAAAACAAGACTAGAAGTTCATCATATTATACCATATCACGTAGATAACACCAAGGAATTAGATACTAGTAATTTAATAACTTTATGTGATGATTATTGTCATTTTATTTTTGGACATTTGGGCGATTGGAAGAGTTGGAATACTGATGTTGTTAATGACTGTAATGAATACTATAATAAAAGGGTCCATCGTCCACATTTAATAAAATTCAAACATATGCAGCTACCAAAGGAGTATAAAAATGAAAATAATCATATTCATGGTAGCAATTTTATTAAATCAATGTGCAATTGGTGGCACAATTTTACCAAAAGTCGATGATACAAAGTATACTAACTATGGTGAAAAACATGAATGCGTACTTAAAATTAAATGTTATGTGTTAAAAGATGGGGTAAAGTATCACTATATCGCATCGTGTGTATTAATTAAACCAACAATAATATTGACTGCTGCACATGTAATATCTGAAAGTAATAAGTCAGTTATCATTCATGAAAACGAAGAAATAGAAATTGATTTGTCACTATATCCATCTTCTTTTGATGAAGATGAAAAATCTAACAAGATATCTCCAAATGACATAGCAATAGGACATTTGACTAAACCAATAGAAATATCATACTATCCAGAACTATATGAAAATCAAGATGAATTAAATAAAATATGCAGTATTAGCGGCTTTGGAAATAGTGGAACACATGATATTGGATGTTTTCGTGTAGATGGAAAGAAAAGAGCCGGATCTAATAGAATTAGCTCAGTGACAGATGGTATGCTAGAATGCTCATTACTAGATAGACCAAATACAGAATTAGAATTTTTAATAGCAAATGGTGATAGTGGTGGTGGTTTGTTTATAGCAAATAGGTTAGCTGGAATCAATTCATCAATTTATACTTCACATAAGGATAAAAAACTAAACTCTGATTATAATGATCGATCTCTACATACTAGAATAAGTACGCATAAGAATTGGATAGATAGGATGACAAAAATTATTGAAACTACTATGGATAATAAGGAATAATTATGAATGACATTGATCAATGGTTGAATAAAATAAGAAAAAATAAATCTCAATATGCTATAGCATTAAAAAATATTGACAATCATCAAGTACTAAAATTAAGAAGAGAAGCGGCAGAGGCTGGTTTTGAAATGACTCCATCAGAAGTATACTCATATTTAAATATTTTACGAGATATAGTGCTGGACAAATAAATATATGGATCATTTCTTTATTAAAGATATGTCTAGATTTTGTGAAATCCTTAGAAAGGAAGCCGTATTTTCGCTATCTGATAACATATCAGAAAAAACCAATATAGATGAATTTATAACACTTCGACAATGCGAAGAAATAGTTAATAGAAAATGTAAAACTCATGATGAATCTGGTGTAAAAATACTTAATGAAGATATATATGCGAATATGTTATACGAAATTGCAGAACAAATATATCAGTCCGCGTTGTCAAAACTGGCAGCAAGCGACATAATAGAATGTGCTTGGGACGACAAGTCTCAAAAAATGATATTTTGGACGTATAAAGATAATAATCTACATAATATAAATTATACACCATTACAATAGTATGATATTTTGAGTAGTGGCAAACTCAGAATGTCTTGATTTTAGTGCCACAATTTTGGAGGTTAGAATGTCAGCAATGCTAAGTAAGCAGGACAAGGTTTTTAATTATCTATCTAGTGGTAGAACACTATCGGCCGATAGTGCGTTTGGTATGTTTGGTGTTTCTAATCTACGTGCTACTGTTAGCGACATCAAGGAACTAGCTCATAGTTCTGGATTTAATGTTGTAAGAACAGTTGGCCGTAGCGGCGAAACAAGATATGGTTTTGCTAATCGTAGGCGTAGAGGTTGATATTTGGTTTAATTAGCCATAGAGTTTTTGCGTCATTTTTCTGTATACTGAAAAAGACGCATTTTTTATTTTTTGATTGACATTTTTGATTTGCGTGGTATCATGGTAATATGACTTGGAAAGAAATAAAACTTTGGGCTGAAAAGCATTCTTACGAAGTAAGTAAGACACAAGATGAAAATAATCAAAGGGTGTATTTTTGGAACAAGGGTAGCGATCATCAATCCGCAGATAGTACTTCATCATTGATAAGATCAATATTTAATCACATGACTGATAATAAATTTCTAGATCATCAATCCAGTTATAAAATAGATGAGTTTCAATTTTAGGGAGAAATTAATGAATAATATGACATGGCTAGACCTATATAATTTATTGCATAAAAAAGCAAATGATATACATAATCTAGATCAAAAACTATGGAGTAGTCCTGTTATAGTACACAATGCAGCAAGTGGTGATGAATATAATTGTGATACATGGCTAATAGATGATCCAGAGGGCGATGATCAATTAGTACTTGTTATCAATTCCGAATCTATCTTTAATGAAACTTCTGAATAAAAAGAAGACCATATGCTTACTATAATTGGTGATGTTCATGGTAAATACAAAAATTATCATGAAATCATTCAAAAAAAGGATTGTTATCCATATACAGTTCAATTAGGCGACTTTGGATTCAATTATGAAATTCTAAAAGATGTTGATCCACAGTGTCATAAAATTGTAGCTGGAAATCATGATAATTATGACCAAATAATTAATTTTCCACATTATCTTGGTGACTATGGTTTATTTAAACTTGGCGATGTAGAGTTTTTCTTCTATCGTGGTGCTTACTCGATAGATCACAAAACACGAACCATTGGTATTGATTGGTGGCAGAATGAACAGCTTTCTATTGATGAATTTAATAAAGCTATGGAATTGTATGCGAACATAAAACCAAATATAGTGATTACACATGATTGCCCTAGTAGTATGGTCACAACAATGCTTCGTCCAGATCAAAGAGTATATCAAAATATGACAGGCTGGGCGTTGAATGAATTACTTCATATTCATCAACCAGATATTTGGATTCATGGACACTATCATGTAAGTAAAAAAACTACATATGGTAAGACAAAATTTATTTGTTTAAATGAGTTAGAGATATACAAGATTTAATCATGAATCAAGAATTACAAAATACCATATTCGAAAAATATCCACAACTATTTTCCAATACGAGCAAATCTTGTATGGAATCATGTATGTGTTGGGGTATTGAATGTAACGATGGATGGTATGAACTATTATCGTCTGTTTGTTGGAGAATATTTCAGCATGAACAAAATATTTCTGAAAGAATAGCGGTAAGAAATAAATATGGCACACTAAATGATCAATCAGACTTAGACTACGTTCCTGTTAAGTTTGATCAGATAAAGGAAAAGTTTGGTGGACTTAGAATATACTTTAGTGGCGGCGACGATTATGTTGAAGGTATTATAGACATGGCAGAAGAAATGAGTTATAAAATCTGTGAAGTTTGTGGTAATAGCGGAAAACCAAATAAAGGTGGATGGATAACCACACTATGTAATAGTTGTAGGAATAAAGACAACAAGTGGACTCCTCCAGAATTTCCCGGCTAAACAGGTAATATTGAAACATTTTGGAGCAAATGATGAGGGCTATATTTGAATTCGATCTTATAGAAGATCAAAGAGAATATGAGATAATGAGCAAGTCATTAAAGACTCAATCATTTTTATATGAGTTTAGTCAGCAATTACGAGCATGGTATAAGTATGATCATAGAGTATGAAGTTAATATAGATCTTTAACACAATTCTAACATAATAATTTTGATTTTTTAATCTACTATCATATAGTTGGTTTATTGTAAACCAATCCCGCCATATATCCTTCCTATGTGAGAAATATAATGAAGAAAAAAGGATTTACACTTATTGAATTATTGGTTGTTATTGCAATCATAGCTGTTCTCATTGGATTACTTTTACCAGCGGTACAAAGTGCCAGAGAAGCGGCCAGACGAAGTTCATGTCTAAATAATGCTAGACAACAAGGATTAGCGTTCCATAATCATATGTCTATTCGCAAATCTTTTCCGCGATCAAGACCATTAGACGGCACAAATAGTCCAACAAGTTGGTGCATTTCTTTACTACCATTTTTTGAAGAAGGATCATTAGCAGAATTATATGATATCAATCAAAGATGGGATTCACTAGTTAATATCACCAATGGACAAAAAACCATACCATTATTTATATGTCCTAGTAGTAAAGGTTATCCACGAATAGTGGCCGATGCCACGGCACCAGCAAACATAATTGGTAAATCACTTGGGCCTTCTGATTATATTGTTATGCATAGAATACGTCGAGCATTTTATACTGCTAATGGATTGCCCGATCCCGGTGCAGATATTGAGGGTTCTTTAAATAGAACGGGACCAACTAGAGAATCAGAAATGGTTGATGGCATGTCTAAAACAATACTAACAATGGAAAGTGCTGGAAGGCCAGAATGGTTTGTGCTTGGCAAAAGTAGAGGCATAGTTTTACCAAGGCCAGAAGGTTATGGTTGGATTGATCCAGATGGTGGTGCTGGTTCTCTTGATGGATCAGATAAAACTACTGGTAATTTAAATACCACCGGAAGTACCGGTACCTGTATTATGAATTGTAATAATGATAGTGAACCAAATAGTTTTCATGCTGGTGGCATGGTTGTTGTAATGGCAGATGGGTCGTCGAGATTTATTAATGAAAATGTATCCGCCTCAACTTTCGCTGCCTTTATAAGCAGGAATAATAACGACGTTATTCAATATGAATGATGCTATCATAATTAGCGATATTCACTTGGGTAGTGATGTTTGTGAAAGTAAAAAACTATATGATTTTTTAGAGTTGATAGATTCTAAAACAAATAGATTGATTATCAATGGCGATCTGTTTGATAATTTAGATTTTCGCAGACTAAAAAAGAATCATTGGAATATACTATCTTTGCTTAGAACATTGAGCAAACATACGGAAATAGTCTGGATAAGAGGAAATCATGATGGTGACGCGGAGATTATTTCTCACTTAATAGGAGTAGATTTTAAAGACGAATACTCTTTTGTTAGCGGAAATAAAATAGTATTATGTTTACATGGTGATAAATTTGATGATTTTATATATAAGTATCCTAAAACCACAAAGGTAGCAGATTATTTATATAGAACAATCCAAAGATTCGATAAAAGATTCCTACCTAAACTTATAAAGAATCGATCCAAAATCTATTTAAGATGCACAGAAAATATGATTAGTAGTTCTCGCAAATATGCTATATCAAAAGGCGTTGACGTTGTATGTTTAGGGCATACTCATCATCCGATCATTGACAAAAGCCATTCTGTGTGGTATACTAATAGTGGATGCTGGACAGAAAAAGATTGTTCTTATTTGACTTTAAAAGATGGTCAAGTGGAGTTAGAGTTTATATGAAATATTTAGTAACTGGTGGGGCCGGATTTATAGGAAGTCATATAGTTGACCAATTAATACAGAATGGTCACGAAGTTATTGTACTAGATAATCTATCAACTGGATCATTAGAAAATATTAATGCGTCTTGTTCTTTTATTAATATTGATCTATCATTAACTCCGATCAAAGATCTATCACAATACTTTAAAGAAGTCAATGCTGTATTTCACTGTGCTGCTTTACCAAATGTTCAATTTTCGATAGACTATCCGTATGAATCAAATAACAGTAATGTTGATACCACTATTAAAATTTTAGAGTGTATGAGACAAAATAATGTTACTAAAATTATTTATAGTAGTTCATCATCAGTATATGGAAACTGCGAACATTTTCCAACCAACGAAAAAGAAAATATTAAACCAATTAGTCCATATGCTCTACAAAAATACATAGGCGAAGAGTACATTTATCTGTATAATAAACTATACAATATAAATTATGTGATACTAAGATACTTTAATGTTTATGGCGAAAGAATGACCTCTACTGGCTCTTATGTTAGTGTATTGAGTCATTTTTATAGATCATTAAAGAACAATCAACCACTAAATATTTGTAATGATGGTAATCAAGAAAGAGATTTTATTTATGTAAAAGATGTTGCTAATGCCAATATATTATCTCTTAATAATTATGCTAATAATAGTATTCTAAATATTGGTAATGGAAAAAGTTATAGTATAAACACTATTGCTAATTGGCTTAACGCTGAAAAACAATACAATGAAACTAGAATAGAACCTAAAATAACATTAGCAGATATTTCATTAACAAAAGTTAAATTAAACTGGCAACCAAAACAAGATCTAAAAGAATGGGTATTATCATTTTATGGTTTGTCCTAATTGTGTTAGTCCATATAAATGTAATGGCCCCCATGTTTTTGCTTTGAGCGACAAAGTTTACAAATGTGAATACGGATATTTTATTTTAAAAGACGAATGGGTTTTTGTGCCAATAGAAACTGAGTTCTCTTCTGATACTTTATTTACTATTACTAATACTTTGAGAAATTTAAAGGAAAAAATAAAATGATTAAATATTACATATTATCGCTTCTTAGGGCAGATCGAAAACATATTGTAGAAAACAACATACAAAAATTTCCATGTTTTGAAGTAATCAAATCTATTAACGGATACGATGTTGATGAAACATTGAGGGCTTTCAAGGCTAGTGGTCTTGTATATCATAGACTACATTATCCGACATATGGTACTCTAGCTAACTTTCTAACAAAATATAATGCCATTAAACATCAAATAGAAAACAATATTCCATTTATGTGCTTCATAGAGGACGATCTTGAATTACATGATGAGTTTGTTTCACATATAGAGGATTGTATTTCTCTTTTTACACCAGATATAGACGTAATCAGATTGGCATTATTAGGAGATGGTTATGTAACTTCATTAAATGGGGCAATCAATATTAAGAATAATATTGATAAAAAGGGTATAGTATGTAATATAGATAATCAGATACGTTTTAATTCTGGTAATGAGTTATATTATCCAAATTCTCCTTGGAAATTATTAGTTCCATGTAATAAGGGTGATTGTCTAAAAACTAGTGAAATTTCTATAGCCGATCTAATGAATAGAATTAATTCTAAATGGATACTTGACAATGGTGTAAAGTCGTGACTTGACAGTAGACGATGATAGGGTAGAATGAATCTGTAGTTTGGGAGTGTAGACCAACGGCAGAGTCAAAGGACTTAAAATCCTTAAAGTGTGGGTTCGAATCCCACCGCTCCTATTATTGCCCGCATAGTATAATGGTATTACAGTTGATTTGTAATCATCGGAAGGGGGTTCGATTCCCTCTGTGGGCTTCCGGGATGGTGAAACGGTATCACAGTTGACTTTGGATCAACTTTTCTACGTTCGAATCGTAGTCCCGGAACTTAATGGTTCGATACATAATTCTCAGTTTTTGTGTATATAGATATATCAAAGGAGGGTTATCATGAAGACAAAAAAAGAACAAATATTAGAATTAAAAGAGAAAGGTTGTTCATATAGGGAAATACAAAAAATTGTCGGATGTTCTAAAGGAACAATAGCGTATCATCTTGGAATAGGTCAAAAGGATAAAGCAAAGAAAAGAACCAATGAGTGTAGAACTAAGGTGATGAGATTTCTACAGGAATATAAATCAAATAAAGTGTGCTATGATTGTAAAGAAAATTATCCATATTGGATGCTAGAATTCGATCATCTTGGGAATAAAAATTTTACTATATCTGAATTCAGAAATAGCACTATTGATATAGAAAAAATAAAAGAAGAGATAGATAAGTGTGAAGTTGTATGCTGCAATTGTCATAGAAATAGGACTTTTATGAGACAAACAAAAAATGCAAGATATGTTGGTTTAGAATTTTGTAATTATCCAGAATAGTATTTTACACAGGTAGCATAATGGTAGTGCCGCAAACTGTTAATTTGCTCTGTGTAGGTTCGACTCCTACCCTGTGTGCTTGGAATCTTGGCAGAGTGGTCTAATGCAGCTTTTTACTAAAGAGCCGAGGGTTAAAATCCTCCGGGGGTTCGAATCCCTCAGATTCCGCTAAAGAAAAACTTGACAACTATCGATAACTGTTGTATACTACCATTTATGACACATTGGAGTAATGAAATGAATCAAAAAACCAAGAAAATTATCACTGATTTAATATGTTGGTCAGAAGAATATTTAGAAGGTCTTGTTCTTGAATTGGAACATGGAGATATGGACTGTGAAGACGAAGAGCGTTTATCAAGTCTAATAGAACAGGTTACTCAAAGTATTGAAGAGGCAAAAGATCATTTATCTACAAGCACAAAGAGGTAAAATAATGATTAATTGTTTTAGTAATGTAATTGGTCATAAAGAAGCACAAGACCTAGTTATTGATCTTAACCAGATGAAGTCATCAAAGTCTGAAGATTTTTATATCGACTACAATATGTCTGATGATGATAACTATTTGGTAGTTGGAAATGTTACACAAGAGGATTGGGACGAACTCAATCTTGATATGGACTTTATGGAAGCCGGTATTATTTAATTGGAGAAAAGAAATGACAGTACAAGATTTACGCAATGCTGGATATAAAGTAAGAGTTCTACATAGTCGCATATATGATGGAAAATTGTCTTATCAAAAATTACTATTTAAGTTATCTGATCCAGAACCAAAGGGTGGATATACAAAAGTAGTTATTGATTCTCCAAATGGTGAACATTTTGTTGGTGATGCTACGTGTAGTAGTAATGATAACTATAATAAGAAGCTTGGTTTAAGAATTGCTATTGGTAGGTCTGGAGTTTTAAAGTCTATTACCAGCATATGAACATGCTAAAAATGGTTTTATTTGAGATAACTTATTTTACAATTGTCTGTGTGTCTGGTCTGTTTTTAGGTTATCATAGCATTAGAATTGGAAAATATTATATCATTGAACAAGCTGGAATTATGTTGAATATGATATTTAATATAGAAAACGGCTATTATGAGCTTTAAATGATATGAATATACAAACTTTTTTATTTAATTGGCCCAATCAAATTCAAAATACGAAATATAAAATTGAACAACTAAAAAAAATAGATGTAAAACCAATCATCATAAATAGCGATGATACATATAATCACATAACTGAGTGGTATAACATTGGTAATGAATGTTATTTTGGTAAACAATTTGAAAAGGCTATAGAGTTATTTGATGGAGATGTTCTTTTCCAGATTTTAGCTGATGCTTCATATGAAGAATGGTCAAGGCTATATACAGATGCAGAAAAATACTTTAATGATATCAATTGTGGAATATACGCACCAAATGTTGACTATACTTGGTGGCATTCCGATAGATCGGATATAGAAAATCTATGTATAGATAATGATAAAGTCAAAATTGTTATCAATACTGATTGTATTTGTTGGTTCATACATAAAGATATTATTGATCTATATAAAGAAAGAAATCTAAATTTAGGTCAATATAAATTTGGCTGGCCTTGGGATGGAACATTATGTGCAATATCTCATCTCAATCAGAGATATGTGTTGCGAGATTATAATCATATAATTAATCATCCAAGATCAACAAATTATAATACAAAGGAAGCATTGAATGAAATGCTTGATTCTTGGAACTCACTACCAAAAGATATAAAGTATGCATTTGACTGCATGAGAAATGATCAACATTTATTAAAAAAATTATACCTTGGAATCAAATAAGCATGAAACAGGCTATCGTCACTGTGGCACTTAGAGATAAGTTTTTAGAAGTTTTAGATATGACTAAAGATAGTCTAAAAAAATATGCCAATAAATGTCATTCAGATTTTCATATAATTACAGACGCAAGAATAACAACTGGAGACACTTGGAATGATGCTACTTTTGAAAAATTTCAAGTAAAAACATATCTAGAAGAATATGATAGAGTTGCATTTATTGATTGTGACTGTTATATTCCTGATGGCTGTATTAACTTATTTGAATTTACACCAAGAAATCATTTTGGCGTTTGTGTTTATTATTACAATGACTTTGGAAATAACTATGAACATTACAAAAAATGTAAACCACAATGGGAATCCATAACCGGAATAGATTTTGTTGGAGGAAATTCTGGAATTTTTGTTTTAGATAAAGAGCATACACGTATCTTCAATCAGTCAATATCTATTGATGATCTAAGAAAAATCCATCTAGGAGAACAATCGTATATATTATCTATGCCAAAATATATGAATATTGATTATTTTAATTTTGCATCTAGTGCAAATAAAAAACATCATATTAATATTTGGGATAAATCACTCAATGGTACTGTTCTTAATAATGGTATCATACATTTTATGGGTGGCATGAATAAGATTGATAGAATTAAGAATTATATACAAGCAACAAAAAACTAAACTATCTGCTTGACATGGACGATAACCATGTTATAATCACGGAAGTTCGACAAATAAATTTTCTCTGAGGACGCGATAATGAAACTTCATGCTGGTATTAACACGATTGAAAAGTCTGGTGATTTTGAGGAAAGCCAGTTCAGTATCGAGGCATCTGCCAAGGCTTTCTTTATTCTTTCTGATGGTCTTTATTCTAATAAGATCCTTGCAGTAGTTCGTGAGCTTTCTACTAATGCTTACGATTCTCATGTAGATGCTGGCAAGAAAGATGTTCAATTTGATGTTCATCTTCCAACTAGGCTTAATCCTATATTTTATATTCGTGACTACGGCACCAGCATGAGTCATGAACATTGCATGGAACTTTACACTACTTATTTTCGTAGCACACGTAATAATAGTAATGACGCTGTTGGTTGCTTGGGTCTTGGCAGTAAGGCACCATTTGCATATGGTGACAGTTTTACTGTTGAAGCATATCTTGATGGTACTCGCCGTCTTTATAATGCTTATAAGAATGAGGACGGTAATCCCATATTTTCTTTGATGGATACCAGCGAAACCAATGAAGCAAATGGCATTAAGGTTTCAATTAGTGTTAATGAATATGACATAGATCGTTTTGTGCGTGAGGCACGTAAGGTTTATGAATTCTTTAATGTTAGGCCAAATTTTATTGGCGAAGAAATTTATTACGATGCTGAGAATAAGACTCTGAGTGGTGATAATTGGTACTTTGATGATAACGATGATAAGAACTATATCATCATGGGGCAAATTGCATATCCTATCGACCATAATCAAATTATAGTTGATGGAATTGATTCATCCAAGAAGAACAGTAGATTTGTTGAATATTCTAGTGGTCTTAGGATCATTGTTAATATTGGAGATGTTGATATCACTCCAAGTCGTGAGTCTCTTTCTTATAGCAAGCAGACTAAGATCAATATCAATAATATTATCTCTAAGATATTGGACGATATTGCAACACAGATTGAACATGAAATTAAAAGTCAGCCTACTCTGTTTAAGGCACGAAGTAAGTATGTGCAGATTTCTGATCAGTGCATGTCTATAAAGACTGCTATGGAATCTCTCATGAAGTCAATAGTTTGGAATGATCAAAAACTGTTTGACAATATTGTGTCTGAAAGTATTGACATTCCAAATATGACAGTTAAACTTTTTGAGAAGTCGTCATATCGTTCTAAGATTGATATGAAGATAGACACTAACCGTATACATTTTACAGATGCTGTTAAGTTTGTTGTCGATGATCTTCCACGCGGAGGAATTAGTCGTACAAAGCAATATATCAAAGAATTTAATAACAACGTAGCCTGTTATTTTTATAAGTTAGGACATGGAGAAACGATTGACAACTGTAGATTGTATGATATACTTGGTGGAGCGACAAAGGATGATGTTGTATTTACATCTAATCTTCCAAAGGTAGAATATAATCGTAATTCTTCTGGTGGAAATAGCGGGCCAATGATTCAAGCCCGAGTTTTTAATGAAGAGTCTGGTTGCTTTGAAGAGTGTGCGATGAGTGTAAAATATGAAAATGCATATTATTTTACAGAGTCAAAGGGTGAGGTTCATATTTCTTCTTCATCTTATGGTGTTGTACAGATTTATTATCTTGAAAAGATCTTGTCTTACATGCATGATCATCACAATGATGAAGTGGAAGGAAAGACATTTTATATTGTCAAGCCATCTGTTGCAAAGAATAGGAAGCTAGACGAGAGATCGAATTGGCATTTGGGATATGAATTTATTAGAAAGATTTTGACCGATATTATTGCTTATAATCATCAAGATATTTATGATATAATGAATCGTCAGAGTCTTTCCAGAAATTTTGCAACTAGATGGATTGAGATTATTAATATGACTAAAAATCCATCTGCTGTAAAAAACGTAATTTCTGAGTATAATGAATACGTATCTCGATTGGACAACATTTGTGAGAAGGTTGAAGTCATAAGGCAAATGGCTAGTTCTTTTAGATTTACGTTTCCCGGTAGAGATAGTAATTTTGTGGATGATCGTTTTGCTCCACGATTTGATAAGGAAATGTCTAAGTATAAGATTTTGCAGGTAATTCGTAATGCGCCTTACTCTGATGAGGATAGGCAAATTATTGCCGACTATATTGATAGCATTGAACAAGTTTCTGTTCTTAATAAGGAGTGAGTAATGAAGTATATTATAGCAAATGATGGTAATGTTAGTGCGATTGTTAGTAATCAGAGTTACTTTTTTGGTAAGTCTCATCCTAACTATGATAAGCTTGTAAATTGTCTGAAGAAGAATAATATTGAGATGTTTGAGGCTTACTATGATGTTGTTTCTCATATTAATAATTTCTGTGAAGGATATATTGCTTGTGATGGTAATAATCTAATGTGGGATGGTATTAAGATGCCAAATATGTTTGGTGATACTATCATTGATATGATTAAGCAGGGATTTCCGTTTGAACCAATGCTTAATTTCCTTGATAATATGAGTCAGAATCCATCTGATCATGCTATTGTTGAACTGTTTGACTTTATGAAGAATAAGAATATGCCAATTACATCTGATGGATGTTTTCTAGCATATAAGGCTGTTAAGAATGATTATAAAGATATGTATTCTGGAACGTTTGATAATAGTGTTGGTAGCGTTTGTTCTGTTCCTCGTAGTAAGGTAGATAGCAATCGTGAAAATGGTTGTGGTCATGGTCTACACGTTGGTGCAATTGATTATGCAAAGAGGTATGGTGGAATTAAGATTGATGATGAAGACGATGATAATGATGGTGGAAATCGCCTTATGATTTGTAAGGTTAATCCGCGTGACGTTGTGAGTGTTCCATCTGATTCTAAGTTTCAAAAGCTTCGTTGCTGTCGATATGAAGTGGTTGCAGAATTTACGTCTGTATTTGATAAGGTTGTTCATCTTACGACAGAAGATATTCAGTATATGAATACCAAGAAGCGTAATCGTGAATGGGTTGAGGAAATTACTGCAAAGATTAATAAGGTAAATACTGTCATCAAAAAGAACAGGGATGTTGTTTGTATTTGATAAAGATAAAATCAGTGGGGTCTAAATGGCCCCATTGATTTGTCTTACCCATACTACGCGGATTGATTATGGAAACTCGGACGAATGAACAATGAAAATACAGACAGATATTAAATTAGATTTTGATGATGTTTTACTAGTTCCACAACGATCTAGGGCAGCATCAAGAAAAGAAGTAAGTATTGATAGAACATTCTCATTCTATCACTCTACAAGGCAGTGGACAGGCTTACCAATAATGTCTGCAAATATGGATTCCACTGGTACATTTGAAATGGCTGATAAATTATCAGAATATAAAGCCATAACATGTCTACATAAACATTATACTAAGCAAGATTATCAAAATCATTTTTGTAACGTCCATTCTCAATGGTTAAGTGTTGGTATTAAAAATGAAGATCTAGATAAGATAAGATATATCATAGATGATGTTGGATTTATACCAAATATTTGTATAGATGTTGCAAATGGATATACTGATGACTTTGTAAATTATTGTAGAAAAGTTAGGGATACTTTTGGCACTCAACCAATTATTATGGCTGGTAATGTATGTACACCAGAGATGGTGCAGGAACTTATTTTACATGGTGGAGTAGATATAGTTAAAGTTGGTATTGGCCCCGGCTCTGCTTGTACTACAAGATTAAAAACTGGAGTGGGTTTTCCACAGTTATCTGCAATATCTGAATGCTCACACGCTGCTCATGGTTTAAAAAGCGAAGACAGGCGTCTAGGATTGATTTGTGCAGACGGTGGATGTAGAACACCCTCAGACGTTGTAAAGGCTTTTGCGGCAAACGCAGACTTCGTGATGCTTGGTGGTATGCTTGCTGGAACTGATCAGTGCGAGGGAGAATGGGAATATGAATATCGCTGTGCTATCATAGATAATGATAGAAATGTTGTTAATGAGTGGTGGCAACAAAATGATCCGGGTTACAATCCACCAGAAAAAAGAAAAAAATCATTACTATTTTATGGAATGAGTTCACATAAGGCACAAGAAAAATATGGTGGAATAAAAAATTATCGTGCCAGCGAAGGAAGAGTAATTAAAATTCCATATAAGGGTTGTGCATCTGAGATTATGAATGATATAATGGGTGGTATAAGAAGTGCTTGTGCTTATATAGGAGCAACATCACTTAAAGATTTACCAAAGTGTGCAGAATTTATTATGGTCAATAGAACTCATTTTGATAAGAGTATATAATGGGACCAACTTGTGTAACAATATCTACAATACTATATTTATGTGTGGCTATTTCTTGTTTTGTGCAAAAGGATTATTCACATGGAGTAATGTGGTCTGGATATACATTTGCTAATCTAGGATTACTTTGGTATGAATTAAATAAAATTGGCTGGTGGACATTATGAACAATCTAAATGGTATGAGAACCTATCTTGTCGGTCCTATGGATAGAGTGGCTGATGGTGGCAAAGGTTGGAGAGATATGATTACTCCACCATTAAAATATCTAAATATAAATGTAATTAATCCATGTAATAAGCCTATTAAACTCATAAAAGAAGATGAGACTACAAGATCTGTTATAGACCACTATAAAAATACTGGACAATTTAATAAGATTAAACAAGAGTATGGACATATAAGAAATGCTGACTTAAGATGTGTTGACGTATCTGACTTTATTATAGCCAGAATAGATATGAGTGTTCATATGTGTGGTTCATATGAAGAAATTGTCACAGCTAATAGGCAAAAAAAACCAGTATTGGTTTGGTGCGAACAAGGCAAGCATAATGCCCCAAATTGGTTATTTTTTATGTTGCCACATGAACATATATTCAGTAGAATGTACGAAATTCTAGATTATTTACATGAAGTTAATGATTCAATAAATATTGATCTACTAGATAGATGGATATTCTTCACTAAAGAGTGACACATTAATAAATTGTGTATATTTATATATGATTCTACTACAAAAAATAGGAATTTATATATGAATAGAAGACATTTTTTATCAATAGGATCATTATGTTTTAGTAGCTATACCCTTGCTTTGCCAGATATATTGAAAGCAGATACAATCAATGGAAAAAAAAAGAATTTAATCAATATATTTTTGGCTGGAGGACCACCACATCTCGATTTGTGGGATTTAAAACCAGACGCTCCATCAGAAATAAGGGGATTATTTAAGCCAATTTCTACCAATGTAAATGGAATACAAATTTGTGAAGTATTCGATAAACTATCGAAAAGGATTGATAAATGTTCTATCATAAGATCAATAATTAATTCTCATGGAGATCATGCTGCATTTCAATGCATGACAGGATGGAAGCCAGATAATTTAAAAAATATTGGTGGTAGACCATCTATAGGCTCTGTTATATCTAGACTACATGGCTCAAACGATCCATCTATACCAGCATACATTGGTCTAGCAGCACCAACGCAGCACATGCCTTGGAGTGATTCTGGTACTGGAGGATTTTTAGGCCAGACTTATAATCCATTTAAGCCAAGTGGGGATAGTATTAAAGATATGACTCTTCATATTGATGCTAAAAGATTGTATGATAGAAAAAATCTATTATTACAATTAGATCAACTTAAGCAAGATATTGATTTTAATCTAAGATTTAATAGTTATGATAAACATGTTGAAAAGTCATTTGAAATATTGACAGATAATAAGTTATTACAAGCACTAGATATATCTAAGGTAAACAAAGACATATTAGAAAAATATGGAGATGGTAAGCCTTATAAATATCAATATGATGGAGCGCCCACAGATAATAGTCAATTATTAATAGCAAAAAGACTGCTTGAAGCAGGGGCTAGAGTTGTATCTTTGAGTTATGGTAGATGGGATAGTCATGGTGCTAATTTTGATTTAGTTAAAGATCATGGATCTAAATTAGATCAATGCTTATCGGCTTTAATAGATGACTTACAGACATCAGATATGCTTGATAATACATTAGTTATAGTTTGGGGAGAGTTTGGACGAACACCAAAAATTAATAAGGACGCAGGAAGAGATCATTGGCCTCAAGTAAATAGCGCTTTATTATTTGGTGGCGGATTGAAACATGGACAGGTTATTGGATCAACGAATAAACTTGGTGAATATGCTGTAGATAGACCTGTTGATTTTCAAGAAGTGGTAGCTACAATATATAACACTCTTGGTGTAGAAACTTCCTCAACTACTATTATTGATACAACAGGAAGACCACAATACTTAGTAGACCATCCATATATGAAAGAATTGATATGAACAGAAGACATTTTTTATCGCATCTCAATGGAACAATTGCACTTACATCAAGTACAGTTTTATTGCAGAATTCTATTTTAGCAAATGCTGAAAAACTTAAAAAACAAAACAAAAGTACAATATTATTATGGATGAGCGGTGGTCCTAGTACTATAGATATTTGGGATTTAAAACCAAATAGTCCAAGCGGTGGACCATTTAAACCAATATCTACTAATGTCGATGGAATACAAATATGCGAGCATTTACCATTATTATCTAAAAACATGGATAATCTTAGTATTGTTCGCAGTATGAGTACAAGGGAAGCTGATCATGGCAGAGGTAGATACTATATGCATACTGGATATGTGCCTAATCCTAATGTGGAATATCCAAGTTATGGATCAGTTATATCTCATGAATTGTTAAAAAATACTACTAATCAGATAGGAATACCACCTTTTATTAGTATAGGTGGTGCCAGTATTGGTCCGGGGTTTTTAGGTGCTACATATTCCCCACTTGTTGTTGATTATAATGGAACAATTAGAAATTTACAATCAAGTGTAGATTATCAAACCGTGCAAAGAAGATTAGAAGTTCTATCAGTAATAGAGAACAAATTTATTCAAGAAAAACGAGGAGAATTAGCAAGCGATCACGCTAAAATGTTGAATAAAACTGTTGATTTAATGTTTGGTCCACATACTCAAGTCTTAAACATAAATAAAGAACCACAAAACATTCGTGATAGATATGGCAACACTTCATTTGGTAAAGGTTGTCTCATGGCAAGAAGACTAGTAGAAATTGGCGTACCATTCATAGAAGTAGATATGGGTGGATGGGATAATCATATGGATATTTTTACAACACTACCAGATAAACTATCTCAAATGGATATTGGGATGAGTGCATTAATTGAAGATCTAGTAAGTAGGGGATTGTATGACAATACCACCATTATATGGATGGGGGAATTTGGTAGAACTCCAGATATAAATAAAAATGCTGGTAGAGATCACTGGGCTAGAAGCTGGAGTGCTGTAGTTGGTGGTGGAAAATTAAACAAAGGCATAGTTGTTGGTGAAACTGATGATGATGGAAAAAAGGTAATAAGTGAAGCTTATTCTTCAGAAGATTTAATGGCAACTATACTAAAAAGTTTGGATATTTCACTTGAAACTACATTTACCTCTAAAAATGGTCGTCCAATGAAGATTGCTAATTCTGGACGAGTAATTAAAGAACTATTCTAAATATAAAGGATGTGGTTGACTCTCAAGCCAAATCGTGTAGAATGACGATATAACAGAGCTTATGGAGATAAACAATGAAAAAAAGAATTGCTACTAAGCAAAAAACCCACAAACGATCAGACAAAATGGAAGTTATCGATCTAAAATCTACATCCATACCACAAAATGAACTAGAAAACTTTGTAGGATATATAAAAAATCTACACAAGATAGATTGTATACGGATATGGGAAAATCATTTTAGAATCAATGTTTGGATAGAAAAATATTGTGATAATTCAGTTTATCCAAAATATTCTATTACAAAATCATTTTTTGTATTTTATGATGGATGGCATATCGTAGATAAAACAGATAATAAAATACTAACATGAATAGAACATTAAAATGGGATATTAGATTTCTTGAGCTAGCTAAGTTGATTTCAACTTGGTCTAAAGATCCATCAACGCAAGTTGGAGCAGTAATTACAGATGGCATCAAAGTAATATCTATTGGATATAATGGTTTACCAATGTCTGTACGTGACGATGTAAACATCCTCAATAATAGAGAAGAAAAATATAAGTACATTATACATGCAGAAATGAATGCTATACTAGCTGCGAAATGTAATTTACATAATTTTACATTATACACATATCCATTTCTTCCATGTACTAATTGTGCATCTATGACGATCCAAGCAGGAATAAAGAGAGTAGTATCTATAGTATGTCAAAATGACAGATGGAAAGAAAGATTAGAGCAATCTAAAGATATTTTTAATCGTGCAAATATTGATGTAGTTGAACTTGGTGTGTATATATAATTGCATATATCACATGGAGTATCAATATGTTCTACAAAGAAGAGTTATGTGCAATAATGAATTTTGCATACGACTATCCAATAGACATAGAAGCCGCTTGGGCCGCTTATAATAGATTCAATCGACACATTCAAAGTGCTGACTTACATACAATTAAATATTTTCTGAAGATAATTTGCTACACAGACAATGAATTACTTTCTTTAAGAAATATTATGGCTGAAAGTGGAAAAGAATTAACGCCAAGTGAACTATCTCAGTATATTTTTATACTAAGCATATGTTTTTTTGATAGACTACATCAAACAATAGATACTCAAAAACATGAATAAAGTACAATTGATTGGATATTATGGTGGCGATGAAACACACGCATTATCAGCATGGACAAGCACATCAAGAGATTTAACAGAAGATAAAAGAAATAGAATAGACAAGTTGCTTTATATGCTAGCATCTGAGGGACATCATACGCCATTTGAAAAGTCTTCACTACATTTCTTGATATGTACAGACATAGCAACACACATACATATATTAAAGCATCGCATTGGAATTTCTGTTAATGCAGAATCAGCCAGATATAAAGAAATCAAAGAGGATTGTTTTTATATACCTTCTGATTTTCCAGACACTTGGCAACAAAAACTAGAAACATATACTAAGGCTGGGTTAGATTTGTATCATGAGTGCATCAAGGATTTAGTGGATACTCATGGTTTTAGTAGAAAAAGGGCTAAAGAGGCAGCAAGATTTTTTAGAACCTATAATACTCAAATTTCAGCAGATGTTATGTTTAACTTCAGAAGTTTTGCTCATTTTCTTGGGCTACGTAACACAGAAAATGCTCAATTAGAAGTCAAAAATATTGCAAAAGAAATGCTAGAATTAATAAAAAATATAGATGGTAATCCATTTAAGTATAGTTTAGAAGGTTTCAATCTATAGAAAGGGCCGGTAAAGGTATCGATTGGATCGTAGTTATTATGGTTAGCAAGTAGTGGTTGATCGACAGGCCACTTTAAAAGTCGATTAAACGCTTTAACTGGCGTAACACAGTTAGCTCTTGCTGCTTGAGAAAGTAGCAACAATCTTAGGAAGCGATGAAGGTAGCGTCCAAAAGATTGTCGTTAAATCCTTCTGCTGCTAGAATAGCCAACGGGTTCTAGCTAAGATTTGTTGGTACGGAAAGATGAATGTTGATTGTTCTTTAATCTTTCTTAAGAATTTATGAACAACTAAACTTGTAGAAGCTATATTAACACTATCACAAGACATGGGTTCGACTCCCATCCGGTCCACTTAAATAATAATGATCAAAAAATCAATCAAACATTTAAAAGAAAATAACATGCATTATGGTGAACATTTATTGTTTGCTTGGTCGCATGGTATAATGTGTATTGTGTCTGGTGCATTATTGATCATACATGGCATAATACCATCTTTATTTCCTAAGATTGGCTCTAGATTGATAGAAATATTAAACTATAGTTTCACTAATCGTAGGGGGTTTAAAAATGGCACTACTATCAGCAAGAACACTGATCGCGTTAACTAAAATTATTTTCTTTGGAAGAATGTTGTTTTCTGCTATATATCAAGTACTAATGAAAACTAAAAAATGTATATATTGTGGCATAGAAAAAACTGTTGTTCATTTTCCTAAACATATTATGTATAAGGATAAATTGGACATGAGATGTAATACATGTATTAAAAGTCAAAGAAAAATAAGAAACTATCTTCATAAGACGGCGCCACCAAAACCAGAAGTGTGTTCGTGTTGTGGTAAACAGCCAATAAAATGGTGTTTGGACCATGACCATATATCTAACGAATTTCGTGGTTGGATATGTGAAAAGTGTAACACTGGAATTGGTAAATTAGGAGATGATGTTAATGGTTTAGTAATGGCATTAAATTATCTTTTAAGCTACGAATTAGAAAGAAAAAAAATAGACATGTTGACTGAATCAGAGTCTGATGCTATAATAGAGTAGACTTAGAGAAGTCTAGGGTTTTGATTAATTTTTAGGAGGTATTATGTTAAACAATAGAATTATACTGAAGGGAAATTTGACTAAAGATCCAGAATATAAGACTGTTTCCGATAAGGAACTAGTCACATTTAGAATTGCTGTTAATGAATCTCTTGGAAATGGTAAAGAGGAAACCGTTTATCTTGATGTAGATGGATGGGGTAGTCATGCAGAGTATTCTAGAAATGTGGAGCTATCTAAGGGCGATAGAGTAATTATTGATGGTCGCCTAAGACAGCGTGATTGGGAAGACAAAGAAGGAAATAGCAGAACATCATATAGCGTTCTACCAAGTACCTTCTCTAAAGTTGTAAAGCCAAGTTTATCAAAGTGAGTTCATTGAGGTTCGTTGCCGCCTTCGGGCGGCACGAACTTCATTATTAATATGAGCATTAATAGTATAATTTCAAAATTAAACGCTATAGATCAACAAATGTCGGTTCTATCAGAACGACAATATCAACCACAAATTAGTGCTTCTGATCAAAGAGAGATTCTGAAAAGAAAAAAGAAGCTAGAAAAAGATCAGAAAAAATTACTTAAAAGACTTCAAGCAATAAAAAATGGAAATAATGATAACTATGAATAAGAATCATCGACAAGCGAAACATGAAAGAAGGCGTAGACTAGCACTAAAGAAAAGAGCAGAAAAAGATACTAATAAACTAGAGAGAGAAATAGAAAAAATCCAAAATAAAAATACACATATTGTAAAAGAAAGTTCTGAAAAGGAACATAGAAGAATTGCACTCTCTATGTTGCCTAAAGAAAAGATACAAATTACCAATATTAAAGAATATAGAAAAACACGAAAAAAGAAATTTAAGGGCGTAAAATGAGTAATGCTGGCTTTGCAAATTCTAGTGGTGCTATTATATATTTAATTTTATTATTGCTGCCAACCACCCTATGTTTGGCTACACCATTAATTAATAAATTATATTCTAGAAATTATATTCGACAGACATGTAATGCTTCAAATACAGTCTATAAGACGATATATGTTGAAAAACCAGCTAAGATCAACAAAACTGTAAGACTTAATAATGAAAAACAACTAGAAACTTCTGCTGAATTACTTACAAATACTAGGCAGGCATTAGTAAAATTGGGATATAGGGTTAGAGATGCGAAGTCTGTAATAGAAAAAATGTGTAAAAATAAATGCTACACAGATGAGGTAAGTCTGATACGTGACTGTGTATCATATACACACAAAAATAAATAGGAGAAAATCATGCCACTACCAAAAAGAGGGGAAAAAGAAACAAGGGAACAATTCATGTCAAGATGCATGAGTGATGAAACAGTACAAAAAGATTTCCCAAATCAAGACCAAAGAGTGGCAGTTTGCATGAGTAATGCTGGATTTAATGCAAAGTCTATGGATACAGTAGATTTTGCATATAATTATGAAACATTTGGCTTTACTGAAGACTTAAATGAAGATAATTTTTATACCCCACTAGAGTGCGAATATGTTGATTTAGGCGAACAAACACAAGAATGGGATATTTCTAAAGAAAATGCAAGTTTATGGGAAAATATACGTAAGAAAAAGGAAAGAGAAGGAAAAAACTATAAGCCAGCACAACCCGGAGATAAAGATAGACCAACTAAACAAGCTTGGAAGCAAGCAAAGTCTGACAGCGGAGATGCAATGGCTATAGAGCAATTGCAAAAAATGCATGACCAATTGATGGGCATAGTATCAAAAATAAAAATGATGGATATTAAATTTCAAGATTGGACCAAAGATATGATATCTAAGGCAGAAATATATGTACAAAATGTTTATGATTTTGTTTCATATTATGAGCCGGGTAAATATGAAGATGAATATGTGGAAGAGCCTTCAGAGCTTGAGGATGAGGATGAGGATATGGAAGATGACAGTGCATATGCCTCTGAGTATCAAGGAAGAAAAGTCACATTAAATAAACCATTTAGAACACCAAAAGGTCCAAAAAAGTTTAGTGTTTATGTCAAAAATGATAAAGGTAATGTAGTCAAAGTAAATTTTGGTGACCCAAATATGGAAATTAAAAGAGATATTCCAGCTAGGCGTAAAAGCTTTAGAGCAAGACATCAATGCGATACTAATCCGGGTCCAAAGTGGAAAGCAAGATATTGGTCATGCAAAATGTGGTGACATATGAAAAAAAGAAATATACTTAAAGCAGTAGAAAATCAAATAGTTTGTCCAAAATCTACACAAGATATTAGCATCAATCTACAAAATAGACAAATATGTGTGGATAAGGCTAATTATGGTCCAGCAAATCCATCATTAAATGATGAACAGTTTTGGCAAAAAAAGGCTTTATTATTTAAAACATCCATTGAAAATGCAAAAACAATGAGATGTGCAAATTGTGCAGCTTTTATAAAAACAGAAAAAATGTTAAACTGTATACATAAAGGAATAGCTGAACTATCCGAAGAAGAGCAAGAACTAAAGATAGCAGAGGAAATAACAGATAAAGCTAATCTTGGATACTGTGAACTATTTGATTTTAAATGTGCTGGTGATAGAACTTGTGATGCTTGGATTACTGGTGGTCCAATAACCTAGTATTAATTATAGAAATAAATATAAAAATGATTAACAAGTTTATTCAACTAATGTCAGAATATAACAAGTCTGATGCTTTACAATATGGGAAACCCGGCCCAAAAGATCCAAGAAAAACACCAGCACCTAAGAAGGATCAAAAAAGGGGTTCCAAAAAAAATCCACCAAAGAGTGCTGATAAACCAAATACCAAGATAGATTTTAGTAAGGATGTTGAAGATCAACTTAAAAGTATGGTAGCAGAGCATAATAAAAAGAATAAAGGTAGCAAAGCCACCCTTGGTATGTTAAAAACAGTATATAGAAGAGGAGCAGGAGCGTTTAGTACAAGCCATCATCCAAAGATGAGTAGACATGGATGGGCTATAGCAAGAATAAAAGCCTTTCTTTATCTCTTAAGAAATGGTAGACCGTCTAATCCAAACTATAAACAGGATAATGATTTATTACCAAGTGGACATCCAAAGAAAAAATAATATATACGTGGAATATATATAATGCTTAATATCGGCTCTAATGAAATAAAAAAAATATACTTTAGCTCTCAAGAAGTGCAAAAAATATATGGTGGCTCATTATTAATTCCAACACAATCAACCACCACTACAACAACCACTGCTGCTCCAACAACCACAACCACAACCACTGCGGCACCAACCACCACAACAACCTCAACTACTACTACCACTGCGGCACCATTTTCACCAATGGCAGTTATGCTAACAACTGGTTCTTCATATACAGTACCAACTGGTGCCACCACTATGAAAGCATGGGCTATTGGAAGTGGTGGAAACTACGAAAAGGGGGCTGGTGGAACAGCATATAAAACTTGGAATGTTAATGGCGGCTCTTCTGTAGCTTATACAGTTGGTGCTGCTGTTAATAATGCTAATTATGGCTCATTTGGTAATAATACAACAATAACATATGATAACACAACCATTACCGGCTGTGGTGGAGGTAGGTTAATTAGTGGATTTGGATTCAATGGTGGTGACGGTGGCGCTAACGGTGGGGGTGGAGGATATCAAGGTGGTGGAGAATACGCTAACGGAGCAGTTGGTGGAAATACTCCACAGGGTGTGGGTAGGCCAGTATTTAAAGCAACAGATATAGACGGCCTATTTGCCGTATTAAATCTATTAGGAATAGATCCAACTACATACGTTAATTATAATTATGATATGACTAATCCAAATGTATTTGGTGCTGGTACTAAATTTGATAAGTATGGAAGTTTTGCCTCTGGCGGTATAGGCGGCGGTAATGGATTCGGCACAGTAGAAACTAGAGAAACTGGAGCAGTAATACTTTACTTTACATAATCATGCCAAGCATATTAACAAGCCCGAATGGAAATAGTATAATTCTAATTCCTCGCAGTGGATCGCACTCAATAGCAATGGCTATGTTACAGTCCTTTTATCCAGATATAGAAATAACAGATTCATATCATCCTGCTTATTTTTATCCAATTAGCCAAGACAATGGTCAAAAATGTGTTATTGTTAGAAATCCAATTGAAAGATTTCGATCTATGGTGGCTCATGGAAATAGAACAGTTGAAGAACAATTAGAAAATCCAATATACGGCTGCGAGTTCTGCCATATTACAAATTATGACAGAGCATTTTTATTTGAAACGCAATTACAAGATTGCGCAAATTGGCTTGGAATTACAGTGCCATTGCCACATTTGGATGCTAGTGAAAATAAACCTATTTTAACGCCAGAACAAGAAAATAGAGTTCGTGAAATATATGCAATAGATATTGAATTATGGGAGTCATTGATGAATCCATAATTTTATGAGTCAAAAATTATTAACAATTGGTATGGCAACATATGATGATTATGATGGAGTATTTTTTACAATACAAAGTTTAAGAATGTATCATGAAATCTGTAACACAGATTCTGTAGAATATATTGTTTTAGATAATAATCCAAATAGCGAAAGCGGAAAAGTTACAAAAAAATTTGTTGAAAACGGATTAAATCAACTTGGTAAATACATACCAAAAGAAGATAAAAGTTCTAGTTTTAACAAATATGAAATAGTAAAACATGCTATTGGAAAATATGTTCTTATTATTGATTGTCATGTTTTATTAGTTAAAGGCGCTATTAATTCGTTATTAAATTATTATGCAGAAAATAAGGATTGTAAGAACTTGATACAGGGACCGTTGATTTATGATGATCTAAAAAATTTTTCTACTCATTTTGATCCCAATTGGAGCGGAGATATGTACGGAACATGGGCTACTGATCATGAAAAATATAAATCTAATAAACCATTTGAGATACTAATGCATGGTATGGGTTTGTGTTCTTTTGAAAAGAAAAACTGGCCGGGAATATGTGAACACTTTAAAGGATTTGGTGGAGAAGAAGGATATATAGCAGAAAAATTTAGAAGAAATGGTGGCAAAAATATATGCTTGCCACAACTTGGATGGGTACATAGATTTGGAAGACCGCTTGGTGTAAAATATCCATTAATACTTGAAGATAGGATATGGAATTATTTTGTTGGATGGCTAGAATTAACTCAAGATCCAGATCATGAAATGATAAAACAAATTTTCTCATATTTTAAATCAAGAATACCAGAAAGCTCTATAGAAAACATATTTAATTCCGCTCTAAATATAATCAAACTAAAAAATGAATAGAAGAAATATATTACAGCTTGGCGCATTGAGTTGTATTGGTATTAATAATACTAATTATTCAATGTTAAT